CGTCTTCAACGATGGCGGCGTCGGCGAAGGTGCCGGTGAAGCTCACGGTCACGACGGGGCCAACGGCCACGGCGGAGACGCCGACAAGGGTGCCGGGCGTGTTGTTGATTTCGTCGGCGAGGTTGGCCGCGCTGGCGTTGGCATCGGCGCCGGGATCGACTTCGCCGGGATCGCCGCCGAAGACATAGGTCTCGTCGTTGCCAGCGTTGTCAGTGATGGTGATCGCGTCGTCTTCGTCGGCGTTGTCGGCGAAGGTGATCGTGCCGTCAGCGGTGCCGCCGTCGAGGGCGTGCCGGGCGCGGATGAACTGCGCCGTTGGGTCGGCGGCTTTGAGTTGTTCGCGAGAGAAGGAAGCGTGCAGCGCTTGCCCGGCGGTCACGCCGGAGAACGTCACGAGAGTCGTGGGAGTTCCGAAGCCAGAGGCGGCGTCCGTTTCGACAACGATGTCGCCATCGCCGGTCACGGCTTCGACTGCACCTGTGACGTGGAACTGATGCTTCTCAGCACGTTCGTTGGCATCCCAATAGGACGCCAGGAGATCGAGGTTGACAGGAGTGTTCGCGCCAGACGCATCAGCGGCGGCGGCGCTATCGCTGCGGAGAGCGAGGGCAGCATCGACTTCGAAACGGTCACGACCGGCACGGAGCATGGCGGCACTTTCCTGACAAAGGTTGATAGTAAGAAGGGGCCTTGCGGCCCCTTCAGTTTCTTCCGCTTTCGGTCTTATTTGCCGTTGAGCGGCGCGACGTAGGCGTTCCACGCCATCGAGATCGAACCGCCACCCGCCGTAGCGTTGAGGTTGACCGCGAGGAAAGCGGCGTCCGGGTCGGCGGCGAGTTCTTCGCGGGAGACCACGAAGACGTAGCGGCCAGTGGCCGTCACAGCGCGCGACTGGAGCACTTGGTCGAGTGCGGAGTCCGCAGCGGCGTTGCAGGTGCCGACTTCGAAGACGTAGGTTTCGGGGTCGAATTCACCGGCTTCGACTTCGACCACGACGGCGAATTGGTGCGGCGCGGCGAGGTCGCCGTTGCTGTTCCAATAGGCCGAGAGCTTGCCGAGATCGAACTTGGACGAGAGAGTGTCAGCCGTGACAGCGGCGAGGCCTTCAGCACGAAGCTTGAGCGCGTCGTCGATTTCGAAGCGGTTGACGGAAGGGCGAACGGTCATTTCAGTGTTCCTTTAGAGAAGGTTGCAGGGGGCCGGTGGCATCGGGGAAGATTGCTCTTCCCCTAGACCATTAGGCAGTGACCGCAGCGTTGGTGATGCCGTAGACACGGGCAGCGGCGCGACCGTGCATGGTGGCGAGGCCGACCAGCCATTCCAGACGGGTGCGGAGGACCGGCTTCGAGTCGATTTCGCCGAGGTCGTTCACTTCCATGACGCCGTTCTGGAGACCCGTGATCATGCCAGCGCCGAGGCTCACGACATAGATCGAGGTTTCCGTGGTGGAGTCGGCAGAAGGACCGGCTTCGTTGAAGTCGATGATGCGGGCGCCCGTGTCGTCGTAGTCGGCGATCAGGATCGGCAGATCGTTGTATTGAGCAACGCGACGGCCCCAGTTGTCCACCGTATAGGTGATGTCACCACCGATGGAAGGATTGCGGGCCGCAACCGTCAGCTTCCGGCGCATGGCCTTCGACATGATCAGGTGCGTCGGCGAATCGACAGCGTCGATGGCCGCGTCGAGGACTTCGAGCGACAGCGCGCCGTCCACGTTCTGAGCGGCGGTCGGGCCGAACAGTTGCGGGCCGACGATGCGCTTGCGCAGGCCGTCAAATTCGCGGGGGTTCACGGCGGAGTCGCCGTTGATAATCTTCGCGGCGATGTTCAGCGAGAGGGCCTTGACCTTCATCGCTTCGTGCTGGCTGCGGATGCCCGCGCCGCGCGTCTTGATCAGCGCCTTGTCAACGTCGAGGTCGCCGCCCGCGATGCGCAGGACTTCGACTTGCGGGTTGATCACGCCGACGCTTTCGTCGTAGGCTTCGTTGTAGCCCCGGAACGCGACGCCCGGCAGCTTGCCTTCTTGGTTGTAGGACAGCGAGCCGCCCTGCACGTCTTCCCACGACAGAGCGTTGAGAATGTCGCTGTTGAAAGCGAACATTTCGATGATCGCCTGACGAGCGACGTTACCGTCGTTCAGCTTCGAGGCTTCGAGCAGCGAAAGAGCCATTTCCATTTCCTCCACAAAGGGACAGTATCAGTGCGGACCAGTTGAGTTTTACCCCGGTCGGTCCATACACCGAGGTTGTTCTTATTCTGTTGTTGACACTGTCCCTCGTGGAGCTAGGGCTTAGCCCTTGCGCGCGAGTTCCAGCTTCTTGTCGGGCGGGAGCTTGTCGTAGGCTTCCTTGGTGAGACCACCAGGAATCTTCGACGTGTTGCCACCACCGGCGTTGCCGCCGCCGCTCGCCTTGAAGAAGTAGGGGGCGCTCTCTTTGAGCTTGCCCAGCCATTCGTTCGGCGTCATCGGAGTGGCGCCATCGGCACCATAGATGATCGCTTCACCTTCTTTCGGCGTCAGCTTGCCGTCGTCACCGACAGCGAAGACTTTCGCGGCCCGCTCGATAATGTCGGGCAGAGCACGAGGCTCGGCGCCAGACTTCTCGTTCAGCACGGCATCGGTGATCGCACGATCCACGATGCTGCGCTTGAAGCGCGTGTCAGCGTCTTTTGCGGTTGCTTCCGCAGCGACGCGAGCTTGCTCGGCAGCTTGAAGGCGCGTCTCGTAGCCGGTCTTCATCGTTTCGACACGACGATTGACTTCGGCTTCGATGTCCTTCGAACCTTTGAGCTTGCCGTCTTTCACTTCCTGATCGACCGTCCGAAGACGTTCAACATCCGCTTTGAAGGCGTCCGGGTCTTCACCGATGATCGGGGCCCAGAGGTCCTTGAAGCTTTTCAACGTGTCGCGCTCTTTCGAGACAGCGATGTTGTTGTTGCGGAATTCATCGAGCTTCGCAGCAGGGACGACGTTGACGACAAACTTGCCGCTACCGTTGTCTTTCGCCACTTCCTTGAGTCCCTCCGGGACCGCATCAAGGCTGTCGAATGAAATATCAGGCATGTGTAGCTCTCCACCGGAGGCTTGTGTGACGACAGGCTCGACCCGAGACTGGACCGGGCGACCCTCGCCCGGGGTTTGATCCCGCAATGGGGAATATCCGACACTTAACCAAGTTATGGTTAATTGTCAAGGCCCGAAACGGCCCAGTGGCTCACTGGGCTCATTTTCGGAGAAAATGATCAGGGCGGCTGGATTTGAACCAGCGACCCCCTGCTTCCAAGGCAGGTGCGCTACCGGGCTACGCTACGCCCTGATGTCCCGGGGCTTACGCCACGGGGTGCGGTCGCACTGATTTGAAAGCTGGACGTTTGCCGTAGCCCCAGCCGTTGCGGGCACGCAGAAGCGTGCCGCCGTCCAGGGCGGTGATAAGCAATAGCACTGTCAGGATGATCGAAAACATGGCATTGATCCTGGTGCCGCGCCCCGGTGTCGAACCGGGCCTGTGCAGTTTCTGAGACTGCTGCCTCTACCAACGTGGGCTAGCACGGCTTGGTAGCAAGCTGGTTGTGGGAACCGGCGCACCGGCCCCCGGGGAAAGTAGCGGGTGTTGGATTTGAACCAACGACCTACGAGTTATGAGCCCGCCGCGCTGACCAGACTGCGCCAACCCGCATCAAACTGCATTCCGGTGAGGGGATGCCCCCTCTATAGCCGCCGGATCGGCGGGGCCGGGCCACAAGAGGTCCCGGGTTGCCAGCCCCCATTCCCTACGCGGGGGCTCCCAAACTGGCAGAGGCTGATGGGTTCGAACCACCGTGGGCGGTTTTGGAGACCGCAGCCTAGCCACTCGGCCAAGCCCCTGTGAAAATCGGCTCCATTCTGTTGCCACCCTGGAGCCCGGGCCGCTATGGCTGCTGATTAGGCAGCGAGAGCAATATCAACTTGGTTGTCGTTGACAGTTAGTTTTTCGACGTGTGACGGAGTCATCCGGGATACCCACATTCCTTCCGCAGGCCTGTCGAAACCTATGTCGGCCCCATCACCTGCCCTCGGTTCCTCTCCACGAGGTCGGGCCGTTACACCCGGAGCCAGGGTAACGCCCAGCCAACCAACGGCATGTGGTGGAGCCGTGGGGCATCGCACCCCAGTCCAGACCACTTCCAGAGCGCAGTTAGCGCATCCGCGTTGAGGTATGCCCGAAGTTCTTTGGGGAGTCAAGTCCCCGGCGCGGATTTTTTCTTCCGAAGCTTCTCAAGATCGAGCTTGACATTGGCCCGCAGGGCGTGGACGACGGGCTCGCCGGGCTTGCGCTTGGCGATCACGGGGACGACCCGCGCCCGGTCTTCGGCGATCCCGTGCTTGACCATGACCCTCGCCTGTTTGCGGTCAAGAGTTGTGACCTCAATCCACTCTGGCCGACTTTCGCCGCACGACGCATTGCGGGCGTCGCGAGCGGCCAGCCGGAATTTGTTTGGGTCTTTGGTGTTGAAGATGACGAGACTAACGCCCGACATTTGACTGCCTCTTGATTGTGGTGCGAAGCCCTGGGATCGAACCAGAGACCTCCGAATTATCGGTTCGGCGCTCTACCAACTGAGCTAGCCTCGCGTCGGCTTTACGCCGGAGTGCGGTCGATGTAGACGGCCATGAACGTCGCGTCAAGCGGCGTGTCTTCGCCATAGATACCGCGAAGGATGGCGAGCAAGGTGTCGAAGGCCTTGCGAGGTTCGACCCCGGCGGCGATCACGCCGTGGTTGTTGGCCGCGTGCCGCTTCAACAGCGTGGCGAGATCAGAGGCCACGAGGCCGGTGACGACGCCGTAACCGATCACGGTGTCCGGGTCTTCGGTGAGAGCGAGTTCGACTTGTTCGCTGACTTGGAGATCAGCGTATTTCATGCCCGCCCGAAACGTGTTCTGGCCGCCGACGAGTTCGTTGTCGCCCAAGCTGGAGAAGAGGATGCGGCGCAGGCCCTGCTCTTCTTGGCGCGTGAGCACGCTGAAGTCGATGCCGGTTTCGCGGCGGAAATTCTCTTCGTCGCGTTGCGGTTCGTCGCTGCCGCCGCGCTTCACGTCATTGTCCATTTGCTGCCTCTTTCTTTTTCTTCCGCATCGCACGGCGACACGCCGCACGCCAAACACGTTCACGGCCTTCGTCGGTGCTGGCTTCGAGCACGCCTTCAAGCCGGAGTTGAGAGAAAGCTTCCTCCTTCGTCACGTCGTAGTGCCGCTGCCAGTGCGCGTAATACGCAGGAGCGGGGCCGGTCTTCGGCATCTCGTAGTGACGGAAGTTCGGATGATTATTCAAAATGGTCCCACCGTTCAGACTTGCACTGAATTCACCCGGGACACAACCGGGGGTCTTACTACATCAAACGACGATGGCATGGTCCCCGGGGCAAACTTCGAATTTGCGACCTCTGGGTTTTCAAGCCAGCGCTCTTACGCTCTGAGCTACCCGGGGTTATTTGAGAACCCGGATACGCACCGGGCCGAACATGATCATGTCTTCCTTGAGACGGTGATCACGCCCACAGTGGGCCCAGAGAAGCGGCGACCAGACGAAGAACAACGAATGCTCTTGGCCCTTCCACATCCACCAAAGGAAGTAGTTCGCGCCTCTCTTGGGCAGCGTAAATCGCGGATGTCGCGCGGAAGGGAACGTGTGGCACATGGCTCAACGTCTAACCTGTGTTGGGTAAATTGTCAAGGGAGAAAATGCCGGGAGACGGAACACGCCTCTATGGCGGCCCGGCCCGCCATCCTCCCGCACGCGCCCTCACCGGGTTGAGGTTAGTCCCCCGGCGGGTGGGAGGCCTGAAGACCCGGCCCGGCGCGCAAACCCGCAACACAGGACTCGGTTTCGACGGCGGTGATCCATTGTCTGGGCCGACGCCGCATCAGGGCACACTTCATGGCTGGAGAGGCTGGGGTCGAACCAGCAACCGTTCCCTTAACAGGGGACCGCGCCACCGATTGCGCCACACTCCAGTAAACATCCACAGGCCCCGGAGTGTATGCCGGGCTTGCGCCGCCACGTCTCTTGTGGCGGACCTGCACGAGGGCGTCGCGAAAGACGGCGGCGCCGTCCAACCTAGCCAACCGATTTTGTAGCGCCGGTCTTCATGGGCGACCTTGGGCGGCTCAGCCTGACCCCTCACCACCATCCTCTGCCGGTGGAGCGCAATGCGGGCCCGGGCCATTTCATCCCGGCCTTCGGTGGCTAGATGCCACTGCCCCCATCTGAATTTCCAGCCCCGCCTTGCGGCCTGGGGCTACCCCGCGTAAGCTGCGACCAGCGCGCCCCGCCAGGGTCTGTTTGACCAGCACTCCGCCCTCCAGCGGGCGACGCTTAGTCAGAGCTTTGGTGCGTTGGGCCGGAGTTGAACCTGCGGTGCCCAAGGGCGACAGATTTACAGTCTGCCCCCGCCCCACTACGGGTATACCAACGCGAATTCCCTGGCCGTGGACGTGCTGCGCCTCCAGCATTTAAGACCGCCGTCTAACCGTGCGGCCACCCCTACAAATCCGGGCCCCGGTTTCTATCCCGGACTTACGCCGCCCAGTTGCCCGGGTCGGACCCTGCATAGAATGCCGCGACGGGACTCGAACCCGCGTCTCCCGCCACAATGCGGGGCTCTAACCGACTAAGCTACGCGGCGGCGGGGCGCGACCCCGCAAGACGATTTCGGACCTCCTTCGAAATTGGAGGGACAGAAAAGCACACTCGTTAACGAGAGTCAAGCGAAATTTATACGCTCGCTTCTTTTTCGCAGATCACGGCGCGGGTCGTGACGGGCATCCAGGAGACGCCGCCGTAGGCGGGCCCAGTTTCTTGGGTGGCCGTGGCCCCGGCGGCCAAGCACTGTTGCAGGCTCGCGTATTCGACGGGGTGATGATACACTTGCTGGGCGGGGATGAACCCCATGAAGAGGAAGTGCGTGACGATAGTGAGAACCCAAACGTCCATAGCTTCCTCTTATTTTGTGCCCGGCTTCTTGTTAGTCGTCACCGGGCGGCGGGTCCCTGGGGTCCCCGGGCGTTGTGGAGTGCCCGGAGGCGCGGCGCGTGCCGCAGCTTTCGCTTGGGCGGCGGCGGCCTTACGGTCTTCCTTCGCCTTCTTCTCAGCGGCTTCGCGGTCGAGCTTCGCCTCTTCGCTCTCGTGTTCGAACTCTTGCTGCTGCACGTCTTGATCGACGAGGCCCTGGTTGTCCTGCTTGTCGATGTCGTGCTCGCGGTCGAGATCGGCGTTTTCGTCGTCGATCTTCGACTGCATGTTGGGATACCCTTCGGCGCGAGCCATAGCATCCGGTTGCAGCGGGAAGTTCTTCGGATTGTCGAGCAACACCTTGAACTCTTCGATTTGCATCCACGCGGGAATGACTTCGGCGCGGCGTAGATAATCGTAGACCACGTCGATGGGAATCACGCCGTCCATATACATGGAGTGGATGGCACGGAACTCGCGTGCGCTGATGTTGTCGAACAGGAAGTCCTTGTTGATTTCCATGCTGACTTTCTCGGCGTCTTCCACCGGAAGGTCTTGCCACACCAGCCACCAACGAATGAGCTTGGTGAAGCCCGCGTCCAGAGTCTGGCTGACGTTGAGCAACGTCGATTGCTCGTTGCGCTCTTTGAGCTTCACGAGGTTGTCGCTTTCGGCGGTGCTGCCGCTGCGGACGCCCAGCATCCGGCCACCGAGGGCCGAAATCTGCGCTTCCTTCATATCCAGCGCGGTTTCAAGGAATTTCAGGCCGTTGCCGTTGAATTCGATGACGCCCGGCTTTTCATTGGGCCCGACTTCCCAAACGGTGCTGGGGCCCAACTTATATTCCGTGGTCTCGCTGTTGCCGTTGGTCTGCGCGTAGTAGATCGGACACGCGGTGAAGAAGCGCCCGTGCTCCAAGTGTGCATACGACTTGTAGTGCGAGAGGTTGAGATGTGCGATGTCGAGAACCGGCGACTTCTCGATGTCGGGGTTGTTGGAGTAGGGGCCGAACATCACGAAGGGGATGTAGTTGAGACTGTTGCCGCGATTCTTGGGGATCACAACGCTGTCGGGCTCGCCACTCAAGTCGGCGTTGCCCTTCTCTTTCGAGTAGACCTCTTGGCGATAGACGCCGTTTTCGAGAATGAGAACGCGATACGACGCCCAGTATTGGCGAGCAGCACCCATGTTCTCGCGAGTCACGCGGACTTCGCGGAGAACGACACGGCTTAGTTCGTAGCGGCCTTCGATGACTTCGACATCCCAGTCGATGATGTTCTCTGCGACATAGCTGGCGAGGAACGGCGGCTTCTTCCCGTCTTCGTCCATGTCGAGAAGGACCCCAACGCGCCCCATGTGAACAATCTCTTGCGCCGTCATCTTCGCGAAGAGGTTGAAGCCCTCGTTGGACTTTGAGATCGCCTTCACGGCTTTCTCGAATTTCTTGGGGAGCCCGCTGATGATGGGATCGCGGCGGAACAGGGTGCCGATGATCCCGCTCACAGTCCGCCCCGTCATGTTGAAGAAGACGGCGCGGTCGAGATAGGCCGCGTATTCGCCCGGCTCTTGATCTTCGAGTTTCGGGAGGTAGGCTTCGCCCTTGCGCTTGATTTCGACTTCACCCAAAAAGGTGTCGCGGAGGATCAACCACTCCGGGGCCCAGTAGGCGTATTCGGGGTGTGCGAAATTCGGCAGCGCCGCGATGGAGGTCGCGAGTTGGCGGTTGCGGTCGGTGGGATTGGTCGTCGGCATCAGATACGCCTATAAGGGGAACCATGCACTATGGCATGGTTAACGTGAAAAGTCAACGGGGATTGCGGGGCCGATGAACCCTGTAGCCGTGGTGTTTGAGGACCCGATGGCAGAGGTCTAGGAATTCTTCGACGGTGAGGTCGCCCTTGGCGCCATTCGCGACAGCCGTGGTCAGCCCCATGTTCGCCACCCCATTCCGGCCCCCACGGCTGCGGGGGACGACGTGATCCAAGTGCCACGGGGTGTTCAGGAGGTCGATGGGGTCCCCCGTGAGGTAGCACCGGGGGTCGCCGGAGATCAAGTCAAGGGCTTCGCGGATCGCCGCCCGCTCTTCGGCCTTGCTCCGTGGCGGGCCCGTGTGGGCCTTGATGATCCGAGAGGCTACCGAGCGCTCAATGGGGTTCCCCCGGCTAGCGTTCGTGGTCTCGGCAATGGCCTTGGCCGCCGGTTTCTTGCGCTTCCCTGTTTTTGCGGCCTGAAACTTGTGGACCCTGTCGTCGAGGGTCCCCTTCAGGGTCTTGCGGCGCTTCCTAGTGCGCTTGAGAGCGAGAGCCCGCGTTTTTGCCGACAGGTGATAGGAAACAGTGCTGATTGAGCACGGAACTTCGTCGCGGATTTGCTTGTGGCTTTGACCAAGCGCGTATTTCCGGTGACGAACTTCCTCACCCAAGTCGGGGCTGAAAATGTGGGGCATCAGGAGGCCCCGTAGAGGTAGTCGAGAACGGGAAACCCATGACAGAGTTTTGGGTAGCAGAAGCACACGAGATCGTGGCCCCGCGTCGCCTCTGCTGCGGCCTGAAGCTTTTTGTCTTCGGCTAGGAGACAGCGAAAGGCGGCGACGCACTGAGAGCGCGTGCCGTCGCGACCGACGACGAAGGGATTTCCGAGGGGAGAACCACGCCCGATGTAGATCGCATCATCTGGGATTGGCTCTTCGCCGTGGATGTTGTAGAGGCGAGGCACGCATCTTGGCTAACACACATGGTTAACCGAGTCAACCCTCAAACCTGCGTTGGGTTCGAACCCCGATGATGCGAACCTAATACAGGGGTAAAAGGGTCTCCGCCTATTCCACGACCTCGACATCGTATTCGGTGATGATGGCGACCTTGGCGCCGCATTTGATCACGGGCTTGCCGTCTTGGCTGCTGACGATCCTCGCGACCACGACTCCGTCTTTGTCCTTGATCGCCACGGTGTGCCCGCGTGCGCTGACTTTTCCTCCGGCGCTGCGGGAGACCCGGATCGCGGGGTCTGGGCACGTCCAGTTTCTTTTGTTGTTGCTCGCGATTACGTTTTTGCAGACGCTGATGAAGTTCATGGTCACACCTAAAAATGGGGCCGTTCTCTCCCGGCAGTCACGTCACGGTTCCACACCTGGGCTCATCGACGTTCACGAGTGCCTGGGGGCCCAACCCCCGTGCGGTTGAGAGACGTATACCCCCTTGGGTCCCCGGTGTCAAGTGGGGCCCCAAAGTAAAGCACACCCCGGGCTTGGGTCCCCATGATGGAGGTTGATGCACTAAACTATATCACGGAGGCGTTTTGATATGCTTCTAGGTATCAAGGTGCGGCTCCTGCGTTGGGTGATACCGGGTGTTGGGTCCCTCCGGGTGGATGGGACCCATGTTATACTCACACACAGATTGGGTAACAAGGCCCGTTAACCACCCCCAGGGCCACACCCCTCTAGGGTCCCTCTTAAGGTTTAAGCATCCTTTTTGATTCGCTTTCGATTGAGCAAGCTAAAGGGCGAAGGGCTCGCGCCCCCCGCCCCTGCCATGCCTAACTCAAACACCAATCAATATGATTAACAGAATGAGTGGAATAGCTAGCTTAAGCAATGTTCCCACGGCGCCCCCTTTCAATACCCTGCCACTGTAGGGCCAGGGTGTGAAGGGCGGAAACCGCCGCCCCATCGGAAAAGTGTTTCGGATACTTGGCCGCGATAAGCTCGCACCACGAATCCCACCAATAAGCCGAATCGCCGCGCTCGCTCCAGGTCAAGCGATAGGTCTTAATTTTTTCGGCGATGGTTGCGGCCTTCAGAGTCTTAGGCGTTTTGAAAAACTCAGCACGCAAGCCAAGGCGCTCCAGGTTATGCGAGTCCAGGCAAGCGCCCTCCCCTATAACAAGTTGCGCCAGGAAAGAGGCCTTGACAATTCCCAAGCCCGGAACGGTCATGAAGCGCTGCACAAGCGCGTCTAATGCCTCCCCAGAAGGCGCGGCCTTATATGCGAGCGCCGCAAGGCGAAAGCCTTCAGCTTCCCGCGCCAGCGTGCGAAAGCCTTCCTTTTTCCAGCCGAAAAGGTATTGCGATTCGGCGCCCATGCGTTGCACGCTCGCGAATTGCGTAGGGACTAGGTAGAAGGGCTGACGGATGCTTAGCAGGGTGAGCAAGCCCGCGCCGACAATGGCGGACTTATCAGCGAGGCAAGCCGCATTGATCGCGGCGCAGTCTCTAGCGAACATTTCGGATTCTCCTTCCGATGCGTTGACAGTAGCACAAGGGCGCCGAGACGCAAGCGCTTTCTGTAGTTAATGCGTTGGGTTTTTCTGTTAGGGTTAACGCGGGCCCTGCGTTGGGTTAAGGTTACGATTTCCGGTTAACGCGCTAACCGCGTTCGTTAACCTTAACGTCGCACCTGCGTTGGGTTAACCTTAACGGGAACGGGTGCCGCGTTAACCACGCAAGAAAGCCGCACCTTGCGGCGCGGCCTTCCCGGGAGTTGAGCCTAGCGCGGGAGTTAGTCGCGGGGCTCGCGTTGCTTTTGTTTCTCGCGCCGCTCTAGCTCGCGTGCGGCTAGCTTGGCGGCCTTTTCGCGTCCCTCATCGCCGCGCCGTGACTTCCCCATGACCTGACTCCTTGTTCAAATCGCGGGCCCGGCGGTTCGCTTGGGCTTGCGTGGCGTAGCGGCCTGCTACGCGGTAGGGGCTGATTACCAGCCAAGGCCGCGAGGCGTCTTTTAACGCGCTCGCGAATTGGTTATGAATGACGCGATACATTAGCGAGCCTTGCGCTTGCCAAAGGCGACCGCTTGACGATCAGCGGCGGCAGCGCCTTCAAACTTGGCTTGCGCCGTGCGGCCTTCCCAGTTGGCGCGCTCGGTTTGAGCGGTCTGGGCGCTGGCGCGGATAACTTCGTGGATCGGTCTCATGTCGGTTTCTCCTTCCGATGAAAAGACTATTGCACAAGCTCGCGACGCGCGCAAGCAAAATCTTCGCTGAAATGGGGATAAATTTTCTTGCCGCTTGTGCGATATTCGTTAATCGCGCGTTCAAGGTCCGCGACATCGCGAACGGGGCGGCCAGTCATTTGAGCGTGACGAATCGCGGCCTTGACAATGTAATGAGCGCGCGAGGCAACGCGGCCCGCTTGCAGCGCTTCGTCAAGTTTCGCTTGGATTTGATAGCCGTTCATATCGGTTTCTCCTTCCGATGCAAAGGAGAATAGCACAAGCGCGGCGCATTGCAAGCGCTTTTTTCAATCGCGCCCCAAGAAAAGCGGCGCCAGCAAGCCCGCCAACAAAACTAGCAGGATTGCGGGAAGGCCTCGCATTAGTCGCGCTCGCACGTTAGCAGAATTTCAGCCGATGCCGCGACGACTCGGCCTTGCTCCAGGGCAAAGGCGCAATCGCTGGCGCTTAGGCCAGAGTCCAGCGTCTCGCTTTCCAGCGCCCCGCCGCTTGCGTAATAGCTCACAAGGGCGAAGCGTGGCGCGCTGGCGCGGTCTATCACGAAAAGACACAACGCCAGCGCGGCTAGCGCGCAAAAGGTTGAGAAGGCCTTAAGCACGAGTGCAGACTCCCGCTTCGATCAAGGCGAAGGCGCGGCGGCCATACATGCCTTGAAGAGTCCACACGACTCCCGTGTTGATCATGCCTTGAAAAAATTCGGCTTCCGCTTCCGCGTCAAGCTCGCCATTTTCCCAGGCGATAATATCGTCAAGGTTCGGCATGTTCGACTCCTACTTCGCCAGCGCCTTAAGCTCAGCTTTGATGCGCTTGGCGTTTTCGCCGCGCCATGCGCTCGCGTTGCTCAGGAAATAGAGCACAACGGATTTAGCCGAGTCCTGATAGTAAGAGTCGGTAATCGCGTTTAGCTCGCCCATCGCGTCAAGGTAGGGCTTGGCCGCGAAGTTGACGTTTTTCCAGTCGCCGCGAATCTCGCGTGCAATCTCTGACAATGGTCTAGGCATTTGCGACTCCTTCGATTTAGTGAGCCTAGCAGGCTTTGCCGCTATTTGCAAGCGGCAAGAAAGCGGGCGCGGTCGAATTTATCGTTAGTCTTCGCGAGTTTCGCCGCGAAGTGTTCCGCGATGTCGGCGCGGAGATTTTCAGCGTCGGCGAGGCTGACGCAATGGTCGCGCACGTTGCTAAAATCATCGGCGCCGAGCGCTTTGATGATTGTGGCGATTGTCGCAAAATGCCGATGCTGCAACGGCGCAAGCTTCCCAGCGTCTTTAGCGTGCGCCGCGCGTTGGGTTAGCTTGGAAGTTTCGCAGCGTGGTTGCGTGGTCATGCGCGTTTCTCCATGTGATGCGAGATGTCAATAATTTCAGCGGTTCCGCACGGATACGTTACGAAAACCGCTAATTGAGCGGCGGCGCGGCCATGAATTTTTGCAATCTGGCGCAGCGCTTCGCGGTTTGCTTCGCAATCATCGCAGGCGCATTGATAGGTGATTCCGGGCTCATCGTAAAGCTTCCCGGACTCGTCAATCCATCCGCCATGCGACTCTAGCGCGGTATATCCGCCGAATCTTTTGGCAAGCTCGCGGCGCAAGCTGTAATGCACGGCTTGCAAGTCTTCGCCCGCGTTGCCTTGCTTAGGCATTACGATTTGAGCGATTCGCATATCGGTTTCTCCTTCCGATTTAGCGAGACTATCAGGCGGCGCCCGCGATGTCAAGCCCGCGTTTCCAGGCTTGCGCGTCGCGTAACTTGTCCCATGCGACGCGGCGCATAAGCGCGGCGCCTTTCGCGCCGTCTCGCTTCATGCTCGCGGCCATTGCTCGCGCCAATAGAATCGTTTCGATTCTAAAGCGGCCTTGCGTCATGGGGCGCGGCGGAAACTCAATAGGGCGCTTTGCGAAAGCGTTCATAACATGAATCCTTGCGGCTCGATTTGCGGCGCTTCATTAGAGCGCCAAAAGGCCGCTTGGTCAAGCTCGCTTGATGCTTGCTCTAGCCAGCGGCGGGCGCCCGGCTTATCGCCTCGCGCCTTCGCGGCGCTCGCGATGTCAACGGACTTTTGCGCTTCCCGCATGTAGTAGCGCCAGCGAATTAAATCAGGCATAGCCGACTCCTTTGATGCGCCGACTATAGAGCCAAGGTCTTAACAAAGCGTTGCCAACTTTTTCGCTTGACGCCAGCGCGGCGCGTGCTATTGTCGGCGCATCGGAAGGAGAAACCGATATGACCACGTTTAACGGACCTGCTGGAGTCTCGATTTTCCGCGCTACGGCGCTGGCGTCGGGGCTGCGTCTTTATGCCAAAACCGGCATGAAACCCAATCGGGCTTGGACGCCCACCGCGATGCTTAAGACTGCGGAAAGCATCACGGGCTTGAAGTTCAAGCGCGGCGAATATGAGAAGGCGGCGCAAGCCCTGACTCTTTTCGCCGAGACCACGCTGGCGCACGCGCCAGCCGGAACGGTGACAGCGTGAACGCGCAAGCGAAAGAGGGAATCTTAGCGGGGCTCGCCCTCGCTAAGGCCCTCGCCGAGCGGGAGGCGCAAGCCAAGGCCGCTAGGTTGCTCGAATTCGCTAACGGGCTCAAAGGGAGGCGGGGCGCAATGCTCCGCCTCATTTTGGCACAGCCGCCCATCATGGTTAACGCGGCGGCGTGATCCATTAGGGTTAACGCGGCCCTGCGTTGGGTTAGGGTTAACGCGGCGCCCCGCCCGGTTAACCTTAACACGTTCCCGGCCTGCGTTAACCTTAACGCGGCGGCCTCCCGGGTTAACCTTAATTTTCAACCTTAACGGAACCGCGTGTGGCGTTAACCTTAACGGGCCGCCGCCGGGCGTTAACCTTAATGCCGCGTTAACCTTAACGGCTGTTAACCTTAACCTGGGTTAACCTTAACGCAAATTCACATTAACCAAAATCGAATCGATTCGTGCCAAAAACGAAAAGATTCAGAGTGGGCGCGCGCCAAAAAGCGATTGATTCAGAGTGCCAAAATCGAAAAGAGTCAGAGCCAAAATTCGATTGATTCAGAGTTGGCCGAGCCCGAGATCGCGACGGGCAGCGGGGTAATCGTCAGATAAGCGTCAGGCCGCTCATGATCATACGTCAGAAACGGTCGTAGGCCTCCACGTCGAGCTATGCAGCCCAAATTAACCATGTAGGCGAGTGTGACTGAGGTCACAAACGTCGTTTATGGTGCATATAAAGGACATTAACCGACTTAAGGCATCATATATGACGCATTAAGGTCGCCTCGTTGGAGAAAACCGCGAGATCGCCGCTGCGCAAAACCTTCACCGCTCCGTGCAAATTTGCAGGACGTGGCCGGGCCATTTCAAGCCTATTCTGCTGGGCCATCACAAGCATTTGGTGTCCAAAAGCGATGACGAGCGTCCAAAATCGAGGGTCGCAGGTGAGTTGGGTCGAGAAACGATGACGGCGCCGATTTTCACTGGACGGCGGGCTTTCACCGGCTGCTGAAACCGGCCAATCGGGTGAAATTGGGTGTGAACCTGAATTGGGTCAGTCGCAGAAATTGACCCTGTTTTGGGTCATGCCTAATGGCTCATAAATGGCCCATTAGCCCCGTTTTTGAACCTTAATGGGCCATATCTGGCCCCTCCCGCCCAGGATTTAGGCCCCGGCCCATGCCGAAAAGCCCAGGGTCCCCGACCGGCCCCAGGTCGAAAACCCGAGGGTCCCTGCCCTGTCATAAAACGCTAGGGTCCCTGTCATAAAAAGCGCAGGGTCCCCGGATGTCATTGATTAGACACGCTTTTTCGCAGGTGTCACGATTCATGTCTTTTATGACAGCTTACCGGCGAGAGTAGCCCGTGCCCTTCAGCTTCTTCGAGCCCCGGCCACGGCCTTGACGGGCCCAGGACAGGTATTGGCTGGTGCTATCGACTTGGTCGTCGTGGGTGGCCGTGCCCTTGCCGTCGAACTCGAAGATTTCCTTCTCGTAGTCGGGCAGCCAGATCGCCCGCTCAGGCAGCAGGACTTCGCCGATGGTGAACATCGGGCTCACGCCGTCGAAGCGGAACTCCTTCGAGACGTTGGTCACGGCGATGGGGATCACAACCGCAGGTGCAAGGTGCTGCCGGGCTTGAATATACTGGGTCCCCGAGCCCTTGTCTTCGACGAGGATGGCCGTGGGGGTGCCCGGATACTCCAACTGCCAGCGGCGGCAGGTGTCCTCGATTAAGGTTACGAGGTCGTTAAACTGAACGCGCTTGACCACCACGTCGATCAGGTAATGGCGCCGATCAACGGTCTCGATCCAGACGGTAATCGCGGTCGGGTCGTGCCGCTGCTGATCTTTGCTGGCCGTGTCCGCCGAGATCGTCAGGCGCTTGACGTTCCACTTCGTAATCCGGCCATATTCGTCGATAAGGTTAACCGGGCGCTCCTGGTAACGATGAACGCTGTCGCCATTAACCATACCCCCTTCAGCATTTGTCGGGGTCCCCTGGTATAGTGAATTCCAGTCGCGTGGTGGGAGAGTGGCCTTCAAATGTAGCAAGTATTCTACATCAAAAAGCTCGGGCCAGAGTGCTTCGCCCGGCGCACGCCCCATAGGGTCATTTGCCCCAGCGATGGCCGGGAGGTTGATGATCGTCCAGGGGTAGCCCTTGCCGTCTTTGTTCAGTTGCTCGACCCTGGCGCACAGGTCGTCGGGGTGCCACCGTGTTGCCACAATATACATGGGGCACCGGGGGAGCAATCGCGTTGTGAAGTCGGCGCTAAACCAGTTGAAAGTCTTCTCGCGAATGACCTCGGATTCAGCGTCTTCGCGGCTGGCGAACGGGTCATCGACCCCGGCGCAGTGGGCCCGGAAGCCCGCGATGCCTTGGCCGACGCCTTTGGTGAGATAGCTGCCGCCGGTCACGAGGGCCCAGAAGCCCGCCGCGTTAGATTCAGAACTGATCCTGATGTCTGGGAAAACTTTCCCATAGCGCTCGTCTTTGACGATGTTCCGCACGGGCTTGCCGAGTTGGTTCTCGCAGAAGTTTTGGGTGTGGCCTGCCTGGATGAAGCGCTTGCGTGAATTCTTGCCCATCCACCATGCGGGGAATTTGTGCGAGGAATACGTCGATTTGGCATGTCCTGGCGGCATAGAAATCATGAGGCGCAGGATGTCGCCCCGAGACATGGCCTCAAGATTATCGCAGAGGAAATAATGGTGAGCAGCCGGAGGCTCCTCCGGCGTCATGTATTCGCAGAATGCAGAGAAGTCAGTCTCTGCGGCGTCGAGCAGCTTTTGCTCATACTCGACTTTGATCCTGATCAGATCGTCTTCGAGGCTCCGATGGGCCTGATGTGGGTCAATGGTCTGCGTCAGCCGCTCGATATGGGGCCGGATGTCCTCGCCGAGAGGGGTCCCCCGGCGGATCGCGTCTTCGATTTTGACCAGATAGCCTTCGGCCCGCTTTATCGCTTTACGATAACGGTCGCGCTCAGGCCGTGGTAGGATGATCGCCATCTTCGGCAGCTTCCTCTTGGGCGACTTCTTCGTCCGCCTCTTCGGTCAGGGCATCCATGAGCCCCGACGTTGAACGCTTGGGTTGTGCCGGGCCTTGCGGGGCTCCGGCCTTGTTGGGGTCGCCCGGCGGTGGTTTGTCGAGCCCCAAAAGCTTCGTGACCTCGCGGAGCGCCGACGCCGCTGCGGCGTGTTTGCCCTCCTGCTGAGCGTTCTTGATGACCTCCTTGTATTGGAGAATGATCCACTCGCGGGTGATGCCGTGGTTCTCGGTCTCAAGGTCTTCGATCCCAAGTTCGCCTTGGGTCTTCTGAAGCTCTTCGTGGGCGGCGCGGCGCCGGGCTTCCAGCTTCTCCCGCTCTTCCTTGATTTCGGCCAGCCGCTGCTTGATCTCCGGCTGTGAAAATAGGGCGGAGGCGTTCGAACGCGACGGCGTATAACCGGCAAGCTCGTAGGCTTCGGCTTGGGTCAGGCCCTTGGCCCGGAGTTGGCACGCCTTCTCCTGGCGTTCGTTGGCTAGCACTGGCATGGACGAATGATCCCCGGCGTCATGTTCAATTCAAGGGCCCCAAATAGGGCGAGCATCGCGGCCTCGGCCCGGCCATCTTTCTTCCCGATCAGTTCAGAACAATGCGGGAACAAAGCTTTGGCGCGAGAGACGCTTTGTTTCTTGTCGGCTGGGGCTCGCATCCGGGTCTTCCAGATGCCGGGCCGCACGGTCGTCAGGGCAATGTCGTGACTGATGATCACGCCTTGGACCCCGAAGTAGCCGCCACCGAAGCTGAAAGCTGACACGACGCCCATTTGTGGTGAAGAGCCGACTTCTTCGAGATAGGTATGCACGATGGCCCGGCCACGAACAAGATCGCGAACGGCCCACAGATCGACATACTCCTTCCGCTTCGACTTGGTCACAGCGAAGGTAGGCATGTCGTGGATTTCGAGGACGCCGCTGGGATCGAGAAAGGCAAGGGCCCCTTCGAGCCCGGGGTCAATCCCCAAAACGACGGGCGGAGAAGATGGAGCGGACATTGTCGGCGGCGGCCAAGATTGGGCCCTGCCGCACGCGAGACTCGATGCCTTCGGCGCGGGAGAGGATGGTGACGAGGTTGGCATCGGCGGGCCAGCCCCGGACGGTGTCGAGGAACTTCGCCCGCTCATAGGCGTCGGCTGAGTGTTCCAGAGAGAGGGTCAGCGATGTCCGAAGAGCGTCCTGACTTTCAAGGGGCTCGGCGCCGAACCAGCGGATGATGCTGGGCAGCAATTCGGCAGCGACTGTAGCGTTGATTACGGACTGTTCCATTAAGGTTAAACGCTACTCCAGGAAATGGTTAATGTCAACCATTTTCGTCAACCTTACCTGTAACCCAGCCGTTAACCATCTCGGTTACACGGCGGGGCGCTCGGTTACGAATGAGCGATTTCGGCTTGGGAGAGGGCCGAATACCCAACGCACGGTCGGAAACCCAATACACCCAACACAAGAATGTAACATTTAACTATACTTAAAAGAAGAATATGTAACAAAATGTAACCGTCAAATCCCAATAAAATCAACGATGTAACCGATGTAACCGATGTAACCCAACTTTTCGACCTCTGACCTTTTTTCCCTCACCCAACTCACCTAACACACGAAGACCCAAGGTGTCACTCGCTTTTACCCCCTGATTTTCCTTAGCGCGACTTTTTCTGCGTTACATGCGTTACATTGTTACATGCGAACCGTTCTCAACTGGGGAGACCCACGGTTATTCACGAAAATGAGGACTCCCTCTCTCACCGTAAATCAGGCGTTGACGGCTCGACCTGAGTTGGGTAGAAGGGTCTGATGCTCGTCGCCAACCTCGGAACCGAACCCCGCGTCGCCTACCTCACTGAAGAGCGTAGAGACGATTACACCTGCCCGGGTTGTGGGGCCCGCGTCAACCTCCGCCTCCCCAAGGCCATCGTCCCCCACTTCGCCCATCACCACGATCCCCAGGGGTGTTCCTATGGGGAGACCGTCGAACACATGACGGCGAAGATGTTACTCGCACAGAACTACCGCCGTAGGGGGTTCGAAGTCAAGGAGGAAGCGGTCATGGGCTTTCTCCCCGGGACCGACCGCAGGGCCGACATCCTCATCGCCAAATCCGGGCGCCGTTGGGCTCTCGAAGTCCAGCGATCCTCACAGACCTGGGAAGAGATCGACTCCAGGACCCGCGCCTACCTCGACAATGGGGTGCCTTGTATTTGGATTTTCATCCTCCCCCGGGCCACGCGGAACTTCCTCAAAGACGGCTACTCCCTGACCGGGCTCAGCCCCCGACAGTTCATCTCCGGCTCCTACGTCCACAATTTCGTCTACCTCCGCCTCTCCCTCTGGCAGCGCTATGCCTTCGCCAGCAGCCCCGACAACACCATCCTCTTCTACGCTCATGAAGATCAAACATTCTGGCTCGTCAAGCTCCACGATAGGCCGGTGAAGAAAAGGGGGCTATGGCCGACCTCTGTCATCGGGCCCGTCAATCCCGGCTGGATCGAACCCGGCGACATCAGGGGACAGGGCTATTTCTACCATCGGCGCTCCGCTGATTACGTCGATTTCCTCCGTGGAGATTTTGTTAAGCACGAATTTGCTTGACCACCCAACGCAGGTGTGGCACCTTGGGGCATCGAAGGAGATTTGAGATGCTTACCAGACTTGATGGCGAATGGTTTGACGGCGACCAAGAGGCGGAGAACCGCGCCTACGAAGAGAACGCGCGTTACGACTACGTTGCCGAACTCCGCAGGGAACACGACGACAGCCGATTTGGGCTCGATGCCGACTACGAAGAGCCGGTGCAGGGCGAACTCGACATCCGCATCCACTGGGAAGATGGGCGGATGGTGACGAACGCCCCACGCCCATACATCAGCTACGAAGCCGATGGAGACATCCCGTTTTGAACGCCCTCGCCAACCTCTTCCTCCCCAGATGCTATTTCATGCGGACCATCTACGTCATGGGCCTCTTCGACATCGCATTCATTGAGGCCCTGATCCTCTGGAACTTGGCATGAAAATCGAATGGACCCCCGGCTGGCGGCTACTCGCGCTCTTCGCGATTGCCGACCTCATTCTCTTGATCCTCGTTTTAGGAGCACTCCTGTGAGTTATCACCGCCACGCCGTTACCATCCGCAGGTTGCCCGGCGGGCAGGCCTTGGGGTTCGAAGACGTTGAATTCCGGCTCACGAATTACGCGGAGGCCGAGACCCTAGCCCGCGTCCTCTCCCGCAGCGATGGGTTCATCGGCGTCGTCGTCCGCGAAGTCACGGAAAACGGATACGGCCCGGTTATCTGGGGCCGTGGGTCCACCAAAGATTTTGAGAGGGCGTGATGTTACTCTACGTCGTTTTCTGCACCCACTACGAATTCGAGTCCACTGACGTGGATGTCGTCGCCGTTGCCTCAAGCAAACAGAAGGCGATGCAATTCGCGGTCAGGGACGCACGCTCGCGGACAGCGAAGCAACGCAAGGAACGCGAGTGGAGCTACAGCCAAATCCCTCTCGACACCTATCTGGGGATGGGCGCGACCAAGGACGAATTCGCGAACTACGAAGAGCACAATATCAACGTGGAGGAAGTGTGATGGCCGACAGATACCAAATCGTTCGCCTCGAAGACGGCGTCTACGTCGATGTCCCCGGCGAACCCCCGACTGGGAACGAGAAATACGCGAGGCTCCGCGCCTACGGCTTGAGCGTCGGCGAGGCCTTCACCACACGCCGAGAAATCGGCATCTACGAGATCAATGATCAAGGCCAACGCTGCTGGCTCACTGATCAAAGCGAGCCCTATTGGACGCGCTTTCTCACCGTTCGTCAACTCATGGCCCGGAGGTTCGCATGATCCCCTACTACGTCATCCACAAGCGTGGGGAAGAACCCAACGCACTTGCGCCACCGTATTACTATTCGATGCAGTGCGTCGAGATCATCCGCCAACTGGGGCCCGACTATGTCTTCTCCATCATCCGCTAATCGCGTCATCGAAGTCATGACGCGGGTCGAAATCGACGACCTCGTTGTCCGCGTGTGGAGCACCGTGACCAGCTACGACACCGATGTCGAAGAAGCGCGACATCTCCGCGTCTGTGTGGCTTTGGGCATGATCGAGGGCCGGGCGACGAAGGCCGCGATCTTTGAAGCCCTCGAAGCCGCGCTGGGCGCCGACCTCGCCGCCGCAGAAGTATTGAAAGACGGTCAGGGTATCGTTCTCTACCCCGATTGGAATTAAGCGGCGTCGTCGATCAGGCGCTGAAGCCGCTCACGTTCCGCGTCCTCTGCGAACCTTTGCTTGACCTTCGCCAGTTGCTCCTTCCATGTTTTCTCGCGCTGATCGAGAACAGAGATAGGGCCGCCCAACATCGGAGAGTCATCGCGATACCCGCGAGCGCGACGAATGACTTCAGAGATCGGCACCAACTTAACGCCGTCTCCATCTTTCTCGGGGACATGGTGTTGCATCTCATTTCCTTTTTCTAATCCCAATGGGGATGTAGCTCTAAGTCACTCAACGTAAAGGCGTTCCCAAAGAAAATGCGTGTTAACTACGAATGTGGCTTGCGATTAGCATAGGACACTGCTAGCGTCGTCAGATCGAAAGGAGAGACGTTTGACCTACAGCCAACAATTTCTGGCTATGGAAGCCACGAAGAGAGGCACCTGCCAAGCCTGCGGTCGCGAGATCGGCGTGAAGAACGCGGTCATCGCTCACCACGGCTATCAGCGTCCCTTCGGTTGGGGCGAACAAACGTCATCGTGCTTTGGCGCCCGCGAACTCCCGTATGAGGTTTCGAAGAAGGTGCTGGAAGCCCACGTCGATGCCTGCTCCACACGCCTCACCGAACTCTATGCCCGCATCCATCAGGTGACGAACGACGCGAACGCCAACGTCGTCATCGCTTGGGAAGAGCGCCAACAATTCCGCGCCACCCGCCACACGATCCCCATGACCCTGATTGTCGAGAACCAACAACATCTCGACGCCATGCGAACCGAGATGATCAATGAGAAGGGCCGCAACGCCCTTCCCTGGGCCTATGCTGGCTGGGCGACCAAGACCTACGAGAGCTTCAAGGCCGACTTCCTTGCCCGTCTGGATCAAGAGAAGAAGCAACGTGAGCGCCACCTTGCCGAACAACGCAAGCGGCTGGCCGCGTGGGTAGACCCGGGTTTCACCCCCGGCCCCTCTTACATCGAAGATCAGCGGAGGAAGAATAAGGCCGCATGAAAAACTACGACCCCCTCGTAGACAACGAACAGCTTGAACTCCAGACGGAGGAAGAGCGGTGGGCAGCGGAGATCAAACTCCGGCAGGCTCGCGGCGATGGACGGCGCGTGAAGCGCCTATTCTACCTCGTGCTCTGGGCATCGGCATTCGCAACCGCGATCATGCTCGACGCCTATTTCTTTCCCAACTACAGCGTGAGGATTCTTTTCCCATGAAGCAAGGGACAATCGCTGGGCTGTGCTTCGTCGCCGCCCTCGTCATCATTCTCGTCTCCCTCTTCGGCGGCGGGTTAACCACGATTTCTAATTGACGGTAAACCACCGTCATGATAAAGGCCAGAGAATGAGCACCATGCCCCTCGTTAAGGACTTCGGCGACGCCCTCGCCACGGACAACGGCTATGAAGTCGTGACCGTGGACGGCCAAGCCGTTGCCGGGGTCATGGAATACGATTTGACGGGCGCCTCTCCCTGGGTGCGGGTTCGCACCGATGGCAGCAAGGACGCCTTCGGCCACTACTTCAGCGAGATCAAACAACTCAAACAAGGCGCGTTTGTTCGCACGGTCAACAACACGAAGCCCCCCTGGGGCGTCCTCGAAGACGACGGCCACAACTTCTATCTCGGCGACATCTGCGGCGCGACCACTCCAGAACAGGCTCTGATCATGGGCCGCCGCGAGATCGACGGCGAACGCCGCTGGTTTCCCATCAGTGAACACCTGGGGATCACCGATACCGAAGACGCTAGGGCCATCGACGCCTACGTCAACGAAGGCGGGTTTGCCCTGGAGAAGATGGACTTCGGCGATGCCGAACTCCGCGTCCTCGCTCACATGGGCAGCGTGACGGGGCGCGTGCGCCACGATGCGCCCAACTACGCCGATGAACCGCGCCACGGGCGCCGCGATTGGCAAGCCCTTTACATGGGCGAATATGTGCTGCCTTCGAAAGAAGAGTGCGAAGACCCGAACTCTCGTCACTTCACGCCCGTTGCCATTTGCCCGCGCATGATCAGCATGGACATCGACCGGATGATCACCCCGGCCCCGATGCGGCCCTATCATGCGGCATCACAACACAACATCGAGATCAAGATCGTCGTCGATGGTCGGGGGACCTTCGGGGCCAACGACCGCGAAGTCATGGCCGACATCGCCAAAGTTCTCGAAAAGCATTATCCCTCTGCATCGCGTTTCAACAACAAGGTGCGGAGGCTTTGATGGAAATCCTGGGCGGCCTCGTCGCTTTTGGGCTACTACACTTCTTTCTCCTGGCGCTGGGGAAAGAGGACGAACATGCGTCCAACATAGAGCGGATTCGATCCGCCATCTCCGACATCCAAGCAATCTGAAAGGAAATAAATGGACCTCTTGATCCCCATCGTTGTTGGCGTGCTCGCTCTGCTCGTCATCGTCGGCCTGTTCCTCGCCTTCGCGTGGCGCGTGGTCGTCGAAACCAACACCGTGCATATCGTGCAGTCGGCGCGGAAGACCACGTCATACGGCGCGAACATGCCGGATGGCAACGTCTACTACAAAATCCCGTCGTTCATTCCGATCTTCGGCGTGACCGTCATCGAACTGCCGGTGAACAACTTCGATCTTTCGCTGCACGCTTACAAAGCGTATGACAAAGATCGCGTGCCGTTTGAACTCGACCTCGTCGCGTTCTTCCGCATCGCCGACACCAACGTCGCCGCCAAGCGCGTCGCCAACTTCAACGAACTGAAGCAACAACTTCAGGCCGTCGTGCAGGGCGCGGTGCGTAAAATTCTGGCGAACGAAGAAATCTCGAAGATCATGGGCGACCGCTCAACCTTCGGCGATGCCTTCACCAACGAAGTCCGCACTGAACTCCAGAACTGGGGCGTCGAGCCCGTGAAGAACCTGGAACTCATGGACATCCGCGACGCCGATGGCTCGAAGGTCATCGCCAACATCATGGCGAAGAAGATCAGCCATATCGACATGGAATCGCGTCTCGAAGTCGCGAAGAACCGGCAGGCTGCCGAAACCGCAGAAATTGCGGCGAAGCAAGAAGTTGATCTTCGCAACGAACAAGCGAAGCAAGCGGTCGGCGAGCGCCAAGCTCAACAACTGCAAGCGGTCGGCATTGC